CCGCTTTTGCGACCAGCTACCCTGGGGATCCTTGGATCTTCGGAGGGTATCCGTCCGTTTATAGTCTGGTCTCGACTGGATTAGATACGGCGGTGGGGAACGGGATTTCGGAGCTCACGCCGTTAAGAAAGCTCCTAAAGTTTACCAAATCTTCAAAATTGGGAGAGCTTCGGCTCGGGTTGGAATGCCTGTAAGACTACTCTTGAGTAGCTAGAATCCCTCCGAGAGTGGGCAAGACCCGTACTCGTCCGACTATGTCGGCTTCCTGAATTAACATTATGATGGAAGAAAACAAAAGCTAGACAGTCAGCAACGGCGGTAGTCTATAAATTACGAATTGAGTGCCGTTTGGTCCGCGATAAGGACAAGAGGCCCCTCCAGGGGGTGTTGCTCCTCGGCATGTGAACTGGCGTCGTAGAGGCGTCGGGTTAGTTCCGCAAGGGACTAATAACTCCTGTCTGGCAGGGGACAGGTTCTGTAACCCTCCAACCTCTTTCTTCAAATCTAACACCATGGCCACAAAATTAGATAACAGCGAAATACAAAGGAAAGAAAGAGAATGGCAAGACGATGGAAAATGGCGACCCTTGGTATTGCTTAGCCATTTAAATAAGCAGGCTTCGGCCGAGGCCTTCGGGTCGGGGGCGGATAAGACCTCTGGGGTACAAAGTGCCGCATCGTCGGAGGGGTGTCCGTACTGTGTCATAGTTGACGGAGTAGTTGTCGCTCAAAGCGATGGCTGTACTTGTCATAATTTCACAGTGACTAGCTCCAACACCCCTCTTAGCCGCTACGCTATCGGCTTAAAACAGAAACGGCGTATTGCCAGCAGAGCAATTAAAAAGAAAGGTATATCCCGGCCTTTATCTGCGTTAGGGACGGGGGCTGCGGACGCTAGCAGGCTTCATCCTTTTCAGGATCTCGGTCTTGAGGAGGGTGAGACGCCACTATCGGTGATAGAAGTTGCGCGTTGGCGAGCTTTGAAAGAAAGTGGAGGCTCTGAAGGAGCTATGGGTACAAACTTTGATAATGACGACGGTTCTGTTGTCGCCAAAGATCGTGTTCTTCTAAACCGTTCTGACAACAAGTTTAGTCCCTTAGCGGCTGAAGAAGAGCTCACCAGTGTGGAGGAAATACGTCCATGCAAAAAATCAAAAAAATTAAGAGCTCAGGTGATGAAGTTGGTTGAATACTTCAGTTCTGAACTCGGGATCGCTGGTGACAAAAGAAAGGTTGGTCATGTGGTATGCGGTGGGGTTCGCCCTGCTGTTCGCTCATGCTTTCCTTCTGATCTCGATGTTATTCAGGAACTTTCCCTTAAAACATCTCAGAAGGTGGAGGTGGACTGTTGCGGAGCCTGCGAACCAGGGTTCTATAAGATAGTCGGGAATTGGAAGTATAGGATGGCTGAGCCCGTCGAAGTAGATACCGATCATTTAGAGAGGTATAAGAAAGCCTTTCGGTCCAATGTGCCACCTGGGTGGAACAGAGACAAGCATTCTTATATCCCTAACGGGTCTGCGACTTGCTATAATCCGAGGACATTGGGAGGGAACTGGAATCGAGAGAAATTTTCTGAGACTTGTAGTCCTGCGCTGGTCTTTTCCAGTGGCAAACCTAGAGTAGTAACTTGCTACTCTTCCTACAACAATCAAGTTCTTTCCCAGTTGCACCAATCTTTGTATGCTCGGCTTTCACGTCGCCTTTGGCTTCTGAAGGGTGATCCTACTTCGGATCGTGTCGCTGAACTCAACGGCGAAGGGAAATTTCTTAGCTTCGATTACATCGGAGCTACTGACAACATAAAGAAAGAGTACGTACAAGCCGGAATTGAGATCCTGATCGAGCAGGCCGACGAGATGAGTGATGATGAGAAAAGATGTTTGAGGGTCTTAGGTAACTTGATCCTTAAGAATCGCGACGTTAGGTTTGAACCTGAGCTCGGAGACCCGGATTTTGGTCCTACCAGGGACTTTTTCCGGGGTCAACCTATGGGCTGCTTCATGAGCTTCCCTTTGCTCTGTCTTACAAACAAGACTATCGTCGACATGTCACTTACTGACCTGCTTGAGAGGAAGGAAATTTCTTTCAAAGAGTGGACGCAGCACCGTTGTCTTATTAATGGTGATGACTTATTGCTTAAAGAGCCTAATAGCAAAAGCGACCTAGCTAGTCGTATTGTTTATAATGGCGGACAAGTAGGGATGGAGACTAACATGGACAAGTGTCTGAGGTCCGAATCCCTGGCAGAAGTTAATTCAACATTATTTGATAACTGTGCTCACGTGAAGAAGACAAACGCCAAAGCCCTCTACATGAAGGCTGATGTAGAGGATGTCCTTGGTTTAGCTTACGAAGCTACGACTACCACCAGTGGTTTCGTCAAATGCGTTCGTTCTAACCTCGGAATATTAAAGAAGCAGGAGGACAAGTTTCTCTGGAAACTTCCGTATCCCTACCAGGTGATATGTAAGAAGAACAAAAAGATAAACAAAGCCCTCCGCTTCAAGCCCCTTGATAAGAAATTCGACGCGTCCAACTACTTTCCTGTCGTTCCCCGGCCTGCCGGGTACGATCTCTTTCCGAACGAGGAGAGAGAGATTCTCAGCCGCAAGGTCGATGAGATTCGGGATGATGTAGTGACAACCTTCTTGAATAGATCGCGTTTAGAAGGACATCTCAAGGACGAGAACAAGGAGCGGAAGAAGCTCGGCTTACTGCCATTTACTCTCAACAAAAAAATACGCGTCGTCAGTACCAATATCTCTTGGAGGCGATTAACAAAGAAAAAGAAAAAAGAGAGTGATTTTATTTTATCAGTACTCGCCGAGCATTTTCAGCTTGAGCAGCGTGATCTCTTGACAGAGAGTGTCCCTTGGGACCCAATCAAGTTTAAGGAAGGTACTTCTCGTATCGACCAACTCTGTGAGATCATTAAGCCACCAGCCGATTCTCAAACGTGTGTGAATAAACCGTCATCATGCGACCTCAGCTACTTAGCGGGTCACGCATCCAGCGTGATTAGCGTAGTAGGTGGGGCCTTTGCCTACTTTAGGGAGTTTCAGTACTTCCCTAGGGTACGTAAAAGAGCGTGAATAAAATAGCACATGTGGCTGACTGAGCTGCGAGAACGCAGTAGT